AACTGGGATACAAAATCTGGTAGCGATGGTGGTCAGGGCGTTGCTGACAGCCTGAACGTCATTGGTGTCCACCTTCATGACATGCTTGAACCAGATTTTGTATCCCAGTTGGGTGGCCAAGTGTCCAGTAGGCGACATCGGCTTAGAAGGAACATTGCCGAAGGTAGAGCCTGCCGTGCCAGCACCCTGACTTGAGAAGAAGTCCTGACCGATAAGTCCAGCGGCCTGCGACCTGTACGGCTGTCTTCTTCTTTGTGAGGTTGGGTCAAGTGCACCTTCGGCAAATCCGAAGGATTGGCTCCAGTCAATGTTGTCAGTTCCAGTGACATGTCCGTTGCTGTGTCCCTGAGTGACGTAACCTCCGACAGGGCCCCACTGCTTCACGAACTGACCGACGTACGGAAGGCTTCCAGTGTATTCGGAGTTCTGCAACATGGCCTCCTTGAGAAGCCCCATGTTGGAAATCTTCTCCATGATTACCTGACCAGTCTTGGAATTGATGATGGTCCAAGTTCCGTCTTCCCTAAGCACCGCATTGGGTCTGATAAAGGCGTCGGTCGAAAACTTCTCTTGGTTCTTTTTGGTCTGGCCCCACATGATGGACTCCATGAACCAACTCGGAGCACCATACTGGGAGACGTAGCCCATGGCGTCACCACGCTCGAACCAGAAATGGTATCTTCCGATGTTGGCCAGTCCGTTGTCGATTGTTCTTTGGTTTCCAGACTTCTTCTCACCGATGACCTGCTTCCCATAGAACCTCTGCATGAAGTTGGTGGAGAGGTCCCTAGGTTTGTAAGGCTTTCCGTCTGGGCCGATGAGAGAGGAATCTTCCTTGAAGGAATAGTCTGAGAACACGACTTCATCCTTGATGGAATGGATGTTTCCATCGGCTAATGCCTTCCAGACGTCCCTGAGCCCTTCTCCGCTCTTGACGTCATCAATGCTGATACCATCGGTGAAGAGGTAGGGGATTGCGGCCTTAAGTGTTAGTAGCAGATGAACGTTGTAGGGTGCGTTGATTCCTCCGTGCTCAAAGGTCTGTCTGTTACGGAAGTAGGTCATGAACTCCTGCTGACTAAATTCGGCCATTCTTTTCATGAACCCGTCATGCAACTGATAGGTGAGCCAATCAGGCAACATGTTCAGGTATGAAAGCATGTGCGAATTAGGCCCGTCCTGACCTAGGTACATGATGTTTGCCTGTCTTCCGACCAGCATGGCTGAAGAGGCATCCATGCTATGACCACGATTCACCTGATGTCTGGCGTCGGCGTAGGTAATCGCACTGAGGCCAGCATTGGCCGCTCTCATGACAGTTCCGTTAAGAGAGATAGGCTTGTAGATGTCTTCCACGCCGAAGGGCAGGGTGTTCAGGATGGCAGGGTCCCTTCCAGTCGGAACAACAGGCAACACCTTGGAGAGTTCGGCTATGTCCTTCTCGACTTGTTTAAGCCTTTCGGGTGCGTCGGCGGCGGCGGCCATGATTGTCATCAGAGGCTGGACGCTGTTGGCTACGACTGTTCCTAGGGCCGTGCTTCCCACCCTGTACTGCATGTGGTGGTTCGTGCCCATTCCCTCGAACTCATTGGTACCCATCTCATAACTTCTTACGCCAGAAATCGTGTTCGGTTTCCTTCCTTTGTGGAATTGAGCGTCCTTTATGAGTGCATGAGTAGGAGGGAAGACTCTTGCTCCGACTCCTCCCTTGTATCCATGGGGCTGGGTAATGGCACGGAAGTCCTTCTGATTGCCGACAATGTGCTTTTGGTAATCAGTGTACTCACTGGAACCAGTGAATTCCCATTCCCTCCAGTTGCCTGCGTCAGAGAGAAGCACGACTGCGGACCTGTTCTGCGGGGAGGAAATCCATTCCTCGTACGTGTCCATGAGCGTGTCGAAGAACCTAATCTTCGCATACCTGCTGTAGGCTTCTGGAGTCTCTCCGCTGAGTACCTCTGTTCTCTTCTGCTTGAGCCTGTCTAGGGTGCGTCTTGCCACGGCATCCCAGTTGATGCCCTTGTAGGGAAGCATGTCTCTTTCCGAGTTCGCAATCTCTATCGATTTTGCGATTACCTCTTCGTCGGCCATGGCCGCAAGTGCGAATATGAGGGATGGAGTGACGGCCTTCGACGCCGAATTGTAAGACTGGCTGATGTTTTCGAACGCACTTCTGATGTCCGAAGAAGAGACTCTGTCTGGCAGGAGTTTGTCCAGCACGCTGTCGCCAGCGGCCCAGACCAAGTCATTGATTACCTTGCTTGCCGCCTCAGGGTTGTAGCCCTCAGCACGTGTGTAGTCCGTATCCTTGTACTTCGACATTTCTGGGAAGACGAAGACGGGGATTCTCTGCATGTTGCCTGTGTATTTCCTGAGCCCTTCTGGAACTTCGATGGTTCTTCCGCTATCGACGAGTGCCAAGTCCTCACGGAGCACGAACCTTTCGACTGGGCTTAGGGAATCTAACAGTTTCACCCCGAACAGGGAGTTCAGTTCGACGTCTCCGTATCCATTGTAGGACATCTTTTGCACCTGAGTGCCGATGAGAGAGCCGACACTGCTTATGATGCTCGCCAACTTTTCCCTGCTCTGAAGCAGTGCCGCCATGTCGCCAGCCCTCTTGAATCCTTCGACTTGTTCGAGAGAATCTGGGAGTGCCTTCTCTGCGGCTGAGGGCGGTCCGAACGAATGGTACTGGAACGAGTCCGACTGGATTTCCTCGATTGCCAGAACGACTTCTGGGTTGAACTGGTATCCGTAGGTACCAGTCACTTCTTCGACGTGGTAGTTCGGAGTCTTGGGGTCGCCGAAGCCGTATTCTCCGCTAAGGATGGTCTGCGTGGTTCTGACGTGGCCAATCTGGAAGGTGCCGATGTCGTTGTCACTGTAATGCCCGTAGTCGTGCAGGGCATGGCCGTTCTTAATCATCTCTCTGACAGTGTACACCCTGTTGATGTTACTGATGATGCTTTCGTATTTCGCCTTGGTAGCAGGGTCCTTGGTGCCTTTGATTCTTTCCTTGAGGGTCTTGATGGCGGCGTCCTTTTCCTTGAGGAGACGCTTGTTGTAGAACTCGGTGTACATGGGGTTCGACTGGTAGTAGCCAGTAAAAGAGGCCCAAGAAGAGTGGAAATTTCCAGCGTGGTAGTAGAAGTTCTGGCTCTGGTAGGAGGGGTAGACGAAATCAGTGGAATCATAATCTTTCTTCATCGGACCAACTCCGTCATTCAGGGACGTAGCGGTGTTTCCCCTGTTGCCAGAACTGACGGACATTGCTCCGAACGGGTTGGCCATGCCCGACACGTCGGAGTGGATTATGGAATAGGGATTGATGAGCCCTGCGTCTCCAAGGACTGTCTCGATGGCCTTGTACTGGTCGCTCGTTCTTCCGAAGACGCTTTCTGCCATCACGAATTCAAGGATGGCGGGTCTGACTTTTCTGGTTTCACCAGCGTAGCCAGCGTGGGTGTAAGCCATCTGATTCCTTCCCTCCTGATAGACGTTCCTCAGGTAGTTTATCGCCGCCGTAAGGTCGGTCAGTCCAGCAAGGCCTTCTGGTGCACCCATCTCAGCCACAGTGAACTCAATGGACTTCATGATGTTGGCCCTGAGTGCTTCTGCGTCGGCCCTAGTCGTTTCTTCGGTAAGTGCCTTTTCGATGATAGCCGCAACAGACTCAAGGTTGGCCAGATGGGTGTTGATGACGAAGTCTTCCTTGGTCTGGAGGTCTTCGAGGTATGGCATTTCGTAGATACCGCTCAGGGAGCCAGTCTTTACCTTGTGCACATCGGAACTGATGTTGATTTGCGTGGTTCTGGCCTGTCTGGATGTTCTCGGATAGACAGTGTAGATGAACTCAGCCAAATCCTTTCTGGTCAGATGGGTGTTCATGTTGTCGTGCAACAGGTAAGCGATGCCAGACATTCTGATTTCATCCTTGGACACCGAACTTTCCTTGAGGAACTTGAACCAATCCAAGCCAGTCATCGAGTCTGGGTACTTGTCCTTGCCGCTCTTCTTCTTTCCGTAAGCGACGACACGCATCATCTTGGATGCGAATTCGACAGGACCCTGACCGAAGCCAAAGTTAATCTTACGTCTGAGCATGCCTTCGAGTTCTCTGGCGTTGCTGTCCCCAATCATGAGATTAGCCCTGCCTACTTCGATGGCGGGGAGTTTGGTCTGTAGAACGGCCCTGCTACCGAGGGCGGCTGAAAGTGCCGTGGCTTCGGCCTTTGAGATGTTGAGGTCAAGGTCGCCGACAGTAAAGGTGCCGTCGTTGACCAAGTTCAGGGTTCCGTCCTGTCTGGAGGAAGCGTCGAGGTGCTTGTTGGCCCTGACGGATACGTCGATGTTGTCGCTGTCCTTCATGACGCCTTCCTTGATGGAGGCTTCTCCAGCACCAGCCGAAACAAGTGCCTGTGCGAGGATGGCCTTGCTGGCACTGACCCCGTACTTGTTCCTGAGGGCTTCCGCTTCGACGAGGGTCTTAACAGGCACGACCTTTCTCGACATGATGGGGTCGCCGTTGTCGTTGACGCCAGTCTGGATGTCGTAGGTAACGAAGTAGCCAGTAGGCTTGGACTTGGGACCTCTATGGACGATGCTGACGCCGTTGGACTCCTTGCCGTCCCAAGCGAACTGGGTGAGTTCAGGCCTGTTGGGGAACATGTGCTCGATGGAAACAGTGGTGTCTCCGTTCTTGGCAAGGTGCCTTTCGGCGTCTGGCAGGATGTAGCCATGGTCGGCACCCACTGCGGCGGCGGCGATACGCTCGATGTCTGGGATGACGTCTTGGCTTCTTGAGAGCGTTTGAGCGGCGAACTTGTCGAAGAAATTCCTAGACTCAGTGGAAGACCTTCCCGATTCTCGGACGCCTTCGCCAGCGGCAAATCCAGTGATGTCGTTGATTTCGAGGGCGTCCCTGCTGGCAATCGCATCCATGACCCTCTCTCCCATGATTTGCATGAGTCTGGTGTTCTCACCCTTGAGAATGTTGAGGGAGTTTTTGTTGCTCAGGAGTTCGATGATTCTTTCTCCGTCTCCGAGGAAAGGATTCATTGCACTTCCCTGTCTTTCGTAAGTCTTGTTCCAGATGCTGTTGGCCATCTCCGCACCAGCACCCATGACCATGATGGCCATAAGAACGGACTTGATGTAGTCTGGGTTCGCTTCTTCTGGCCTGAACGTAAGCGTGATGTGCTGTGCACCAGTCTTGTGTCCGTTGATTGCCAGAGCCAAGGCGATGACATCCTTGTCATTGTGGGCGTTGTCTGACGTCATCAGGACTTCCAATGCGTTGAAGTTGATGTACCCAGAGACATTTCTGATTCCTTCTCTGTTCTGGGTGGTCCCCTCGTACAAGGACCTGATACTATCCCCCTTCTTGAGCCTGTTCCTTGCGGAACTGACAATCTGCTTTCTCCAAGGCTCCCCGCCGATTCTGAAGTAGTTTTGCAGTCCAGCCGCACCGCCGCCTCCGAGGGCCGCAGTCTGCAAGCCGAACAGCGTGATGTACGGGTTGGCGTTAGAAATTTCTCCGCTTCTTGGGTCATAGCCAAGGCTTTCTCTGATGCTGAAACCAGCACCTAATTTGGTCTTGGGATTCGGAGCCGTAGCCCTGATTTGATTGCCGAGGTAGCCTGCCTTGTAGCCAGTGATGTCTCCGCTGATGTTCAGCACTAGGCTTCCGTCTTCAAGTCTCTTCCAAGCAAAGCCTCTCATGGGCTCGGTCAAGCCGACTCTGGAAGGTGCCATGGTCTGAGACACGTTACTGACCATTTCGTTCTTTGTGAAGAACATGAACGGGCCGAAAAGGTTATTGGTGATGCCGTAAGCATGTGCCCTGAAGCCCAAGCCTTCTGACGAGTTGACGTTTTCCTGCTCCCAGCCCCTTTGGATGGCGTTGCTGACAAGTCTTCCGCTCAGCCTCATTCTTGCTGGCTCAAGAGAAATGGCGTCCGTCTTGTTCCTCTTGGCCTGCGTGATGATGGAATCAACCATCTGCTTGCGGGTAAGTTTGTTGCTGATGGGAGAACCCCTCATGGCGACATCGATTCTCGAAGCACCTATGATTGCGTCAGGTGCCTGCTGTGAAGGGCCTTCGTCGATTGCGACGATTTCCGAGTTGGTCTTCTCTATGTCGATTGGGCTGAACAGGGACTCGGCAAGCCCCCCGTCGGTCTGTTGTAGGACATAGTGCTCATTCCAATCGTCACCAGTTTCGAACGTCTCGGAGGCAAGCGAGTGACTGAATGAAGGCGATGAAGTTTTCGCATTGTCGAAGTCGCTGATGCTGTGCTCTGGTCCGACGCCGCTGAACTGTCTCTTGGCAAACGTCGTCTTCAACGAAGAGAAGGGAACTCCAGCCCTGTCTCGGAGTAATTCTGGCTTGAACCCGTTCCTGTAGTACATCGGGTAGTTCTGCCTAGCACCCTCTTCTACCATCATTTCCGACCTGTAACCCTTCGAATGCTGGTCCATCAAAGACCATACGCCCATGAGCATGTGGCGATTGGTTTCGTCAATCATGACGCTTCTGTACATGACTTGCATCCAAAGGCGGCCCACGTTGCCATTGGCGAATCTGCTTTTTGCAACTGGACCTTCACTGCTTCCCTGCTCGTACATGTACCTTCCTTCGGAAATGTACTTTCCGATTTCCTCGGACAGCACATCCTTGGTTCTTCTGCCGAACATGGCATCCAAATTTGCAGACTCTGGGAGCCTTTGAATCATGGACAGGGCTTCGTAAGCACCGCAAAGAGCAGTAAAGGTAATCTCTGCGTTGGCGGTGTCTAAGTGTCCGAACATGAGCCTATGCTGTGACTCGCTGATGGACTCGAAGAACGCATCGGCGGCGGCTTTTTGCTCTGGCGTAGGAGTCGCCCCAGTGTCCATGGAGAAGTCCTTGTAGGCTTCTCTGGCGTTCTTAAGCAGTTGTCTCTGCTCTGGGAGCAGGTGGTCAACCACAGTCATCCTTCCCTTCCTGATGCCGAGTTGCTTCGGCGAGAAGGCGGCGGCGATGAGCGGTGCCATCGCTGGTACGTAAGAGGCAGAACTGATTTCAGTGGTGTCGCCGACTCCAGTCCTAAGGGTGTTCCAATTCACTCCCCAAGTCTCATAGAAGGTCTTGTCGGAGCCCAACACGCCGCTGAGTTGGCCCTGCTTGCCAGCCCTCATTGTCGCAGTGTAAAGTACTGAATGGAATGCGTGTAATCCGTTCAGGGTGGTCTTTGTGGCTATCGATTCGTTCCCAGCGGCAATGGTGTCAAGTTTCACGCTGGCATTATTGCCAGTTCTGAACCCTTCAACGAAAGTCGAAATCGGTGAGATGTGGCTGAGGGGGCCCTGAACGTCCTGCCCGTCGGTGATTTCTCCGAACAAGACAGTACGGACGGCCATGTCTCTTGCAATCAGCCCAGAAACTGCGTTCTTGACGAAATTAGGATTGGCGGCGATTGACGGGAGCCCGCTTCCATCAAAGAACGGCATGCTGGTCACGCCATCCAGTTGAACGGCGGAGACAGTGTTGGCCAACTTAGTCTCGCCGATGACGACGCTACCATCATTGCCAGCATACCCCTTCATAAGGAACGACTCTTGGACGATGAGCGGTGCCATGCCATCGATGTAACTCTGGCCAGAGATGACGTTTCTAGAGGGCTGGTCTGAATTAGACTCCTTGTTGTCTCCGATGAGGGATGTGGTTCTTTCTTCCACCAAGGACAGCCTGACGGCCATGTCGTGCATGAGCCTCATCTTATTGAGGATGTCGGCCTTGCCTGCGGCTCCTTCGGATGTCATCGAGCCTTCTCCTAAGCCCATCTCTGCGTGAGCGATGATTTCCCTAGTTACCGCAACTAGGTTTCTGGTAGACGTGACAATGCTGTTCAGGTGCTCGAACGTCTTATATGCACCCGTTGGCTCTGCCGCCCTATTGTCCCTGTAAAGATACCTGATTGCAGAGTTATCCCAAGTGTTGACGTTGTAGATGTCGGCAGGCTTCGTGCCTCCAGTGAGGAATGTCATGTCATCCCTTCCCAGAACGGCGGTAGGGCCTACTGCGGTCTGAAGGGTCTGAAGTTCGATGAAACCAGTGTCTCCGAAAGCCGTGTTTCCGCTACCAACAAGGGAAAGGGTCATTCCGAATCTCGCAGTCGGAGACTTGGTGAAGTCGGCATTTCGTTCGTAGTTGTCCTGAGTGTAGGGCTGTACGCTCTGCGTATTCATGATGCTGGAAGAACTGCTGTACTCCCTCATGCCTTCCAATTCTGGCTCAATCAGGGTCTTTGCGATTTCATCCAGAAGTTTGATTTTGATTTTTCTGGCGTCTGGGTCGGCGGCCTTATCAATTACATCGACCACCTTTTCGTAGAATGGCTTGAGCAGGAACATCTTTCTCCTGATTCTCATGTTCGTCTCTCTGGCAATCTGTTCAGCCCTCATGCTGTTTCGTACTCCTAGCGAGGTATTGGCCAGCGTAGTGGCATCGAACAACTTGCCTTGCTTGAAGTGCCCCTTGCTTTCAAGCCTCTTGACGATTGCGTCATAGTCCTCGCTGCTCATCCAGTCTGGCCTGTTGAAGGGGTTCAGGTTGGCGGTTGTTCTCCTGAGGTCCTGATTGGCATCGTAGGAGGTAATCCCAATACGCTTGTCGCCATGTGCAAATGGCAATCTGTCCGTGTTGGAATCAGCCAAGTCAAACACGGCACCTACCCTCTGTAGGAGGAAATTGCGTAAGGGGTCTTCGATGTTCGGGTCGTCCCTGCCTTGGCCCACGATTGATTCGATTATTTTGCTTGGACTCAGAGAATCCCTGTCTAGGTTCACTTCTCCGAATTTCTTTACCCCCTCGGAGACAGAAACGATTCTCTCGTTGATGTACTGCCTATGGAACACGGCGAGTACGTCGGCTAGTTCGTACTTAGTCAGTTCAAGCGGTCCGTAAAGATGGGACTTCCCATTTCCTTCCTTGTAGAAAGCCTCGATGTTGGCCAATGCAAGGCCGTCGTCGCTGACTCCTCTTTCTTTAAGGACGTCCCTAAGTTCCGAAATCTTAACCACTGCGGGGAAGTCGTCACGCAGGACAGTGTCCATGACTTCGGTAGGCGTTCTGACTTCCCATTCGTTAAGGACAACCCCGTCGATAAGTCTGGCGATGTCCTCGATGGTTACAGTACGCTCTCCAGAGCCCCAGATTGCGTTGGTCACGTGAACCCTGTCGTTCTCGTCCAGACTCAGATAGATGTCACCAGACTGAACGCCAGACATCGGGATTCCCCCCTTGATTGACTCACCGACTTCCTTGAATTTCTTCCTAGGCTTCTTGGAGTCCAACTGGACTGTGGCAGTCTTCGCTACGAGTTTGACGCTTCCGTCTTCTGCGACTTCCCAGCCACGACCAATTACGGCCACCCTGTCCAAGGCATCCAACTCATTCTTGAGTTGTCTGACAGTCCAAGTAATCAGGGAGCCCCTCGCCATCATCGAGATGATGTCGTTGTTGTTCACGCTTCTGGAGGAATCCTTGCTGGCAACTCCGCCAATCATAAGGTCGGCGACCCTGATTCTCTGTTTGTTCTTCAGGGCGATGCCGATGTTCCTGAGGGTGTTGCCCTTGTAGCCGATGTCTAAGGCACCAGTCATGCCGTCTAGGAGGCTTTTACGTGAGCCGTCGGGGTTGAGCCCAGTGGAATTGAGTTCCGCCTGAGTCATCCTAGACCTCTGCTCAGTCAGGTTTGCTTCAACCTCGATACGCTGGCTGAGGTAGTGCATGCCAGCAAGGTTGTTGAAGACCTGCTTAAGTTTGGTGGTGGCGAGAGTGACGTCGCCGCTCATGCCGTCTCTTTCTGCCATCTTGGAGATGAACTCGAATCCGTTGAGGGCCTCAAGGGAGCGATGCAGATACTTCTCCGCATTGCCCATGGCGTTGTAAAGTTTCTCGGCAATCGGGGAAGCGTCCAAGTACATGGCGTTCCTGACCTGCTCGATTCTTCTGATGAACCTGATGGCCAGACCATTGTCCGTGTCGCACATCAGGCTTCTGAATGCCTCTTCGCTGAGTTCGCCCTTCTTGAATCTTTCGGTGAGGGCTTTCGCCTCGTCACGCATGGCCACTAGGGACTTGACCGCAGACTGTGCATTACGTCTGGCGGGGTGCTCTGGCGGGTGATGGATGTGTGCGTCCGTAAGTGCGTTGATGGCCTCGTTGCTTACCCTGACAAAAGCGGGGTAGGCAATCTGACGGAGGTGCTTGTGCATCGGCGTGTTGCCGAGCCTGTAAATAGAGTTGAGGGTTTCCTCGTTGGAGAAGGACGTGGATTTCTTTCCGTCAGCAGTGAAGAACTCGACACCTTCATTGTTGATATCCTTGTTTTCTCCAGCGGCGGCAATCGTTCTTCCAGCAACGCCAGAGATGTTGGCGGACATGATTCTTCCAGCCGTTCCGATTGCTCCGCCAGTGAGTGCGTAGGAGTCGGACCACATCTCACGCATCTGGATGGCATGCTGAATCTCATGCAACAGGGTTTCGGTTGCATGCCTTTGCCCGTCGTGGCCGAACATGGCGTGGGTAAGGTAGTCCTTGTTTCTTCTGCCCGCCAACTCCTCGCCGATGAACGTGTCGATACCAAGCCTGATTACGTCGCTATCGGGATTGTAGTCGGCACCATAGCCCTCCTTCCACTGAACCACTACGTTCTTCAGGGAGGGGTAGTGCATGTACAGCAACTTGTGGTCTAGGATGTCTCCGAGTTTTACGGAGTTTGCGTTTATGAACACTGCGTTGAGGCCTAATTCAGTGTCTCTGATGAAGGTTTCAAATCCCTTGTCCCCGTCCTCCATGAACGGAAGGAGGTGCATCTTGCCGCCGACTTTTTCGAGCAACAGGACGGCGTCCTTGTCGGAAAACTCAAAGGCCTTGTAGGTCTTACCGCTGTCAGTCTTGACCAGACGCATGGCACCTGTCTCCAGCATCTCACGCTCCTTGGCGGTAGAGTTCATGAAGCCGCCCAGCATCAGGTCGGACCTGCGTTCCATGCCCCTGATAACCTTCCTGTGGGGGTCGTAGCCAGCGGCCTCAAGTTCCCCCATGGTCTTCCTGATTTCTCTTACGAAACCCTTGGTGAGTTGCTCTCTCTTGCTTGGCTTGTCGCTAGTCTTGAACGAGCCCTCAATAATGCTGTTTACGCTACCGACTTCGGCTGGCCTCTTTGAGCCCTTCCTCTTGTACTTACTACCGATAGAATCGAGCGATGCGTTCTGGGCGGCATGGATGATTGAGGCGTAACCCTTATTGGCGATGGCCTGTCCGTATTCAGCCTTGTTGATGGCAGAAGGGTCGATGTCGGTCATAGCGACCAACTGGTTGAAGTGAGCGTCGTTGGGGTCGCTCATAATTGAGGCACCGATTTCAGCCTGCATGGCACCCACTGCGACCTGATGCAGATAAACGTGACTTGCGTCCTTGAGCCCCATCTGGAACAGGGACTTTTGCCATCTGAGCAGTCCTACGGAAGTCCCATCCTTCTGCCTGTCGAAAGGAATGCTGAGTTGGCCAGCAAGGTATTCGACATGGTCGATGTGCCACTTCTCGTTGAAGTGCTTAAAAAGGGAGCCTTTTCCAGTGACGCCAGAGAAAGGCAGAACGCCAAGCATGTTGGCCTCTAGGTCAACTGGGGCTTCGACAAGGCCCAACTGGCCATTCTTTCCGTCGAAGTACGGGATGTCGTTTAGTCCGACGCTTGGCTCGGTGGTGGGGGTTGAGGGAAGGAATGAACCTTTGCCAAGCGGGTCAAATCCACTGTAGCCCATTACAGTCAGGTTGGTAGATGCAACGACGAACTTAGAGTATTTGCCTACGACCTTCGTAGCACCACCAGTGACTGGAGATACTAGGACTAAAGCACGCCCGCTTTTGGTACCAGCGACCATGTTTGCCATCTGCGAAGAAACGCTTGGATATTTGGCTCCAAATTCTACCGCAATAGGGAATTGGAAGCCGTCCTCTGGGCCGAAATTCTCAAACTCAGTAGGATAAGCACCCTCGTTGAGTTTGCTAATTGCGATGTTCTCCAGCATGAACGCAGAGTTTCCAGCGACATCAAACCTTTCGGCGACGTTTCTGTTGCCTATCTTTGAGAATGCGTGAGTAATGAACTGGTCTTGAACAAACCTGCTGAATTTTTTCCAGTAATAACCGCCAGTTGGGTCACCTTTTGTTGAGAACTTATTGAAATAAGCCCTCACGTCCTGAGGAATTTCCCATTTCACTGGGTCAATCGTCACGACAAAGTTGTTTCCAAAAATCGTAGCCTGAGCCCTTCCAGAGAGATACTCCTCAACGATGTCGCACATCCAGTTATTCAGGCTTTCCGCCACCTTCGGGTTATCCGCAGAAATAGGAGTGATTCCTCCGTTTACCGCACCAGCCTCAAGCCTGTCAAAAAGGGACTGAGCATACCTAGGAACTAGGTTCCCCTTGTGGGGCTTTGAGAAATCTCCCTTTACTGGGAATGGAATGTTTCTCCTCGGCTTAACCTTTGGATTAAAGGCAAGTTCAATGGACTTTTCCTGAATCGACTGAGTCACTTGTGACTCATTCCAGTCCTCAAAGGCCTTTTGTGTTAGAGGCCCGTTGGGGTTCTGTGCCTTGTACTCGGCATACATGAATCCAAGCATCTTTCCAGTCTGGTGCATCATCTGGAAGTCTGGGTCCATCATGGACAGTCCAGTTCTGACCATAGTCTGAGACTTCTCCTTGAAGGAGATTAACCCTTGCAGGTGTGCCCTGATTTTGACCGAGGCAGACTCAATGGAGTTCTCGGTAGAGAACGTATCGGCATCGACGCCGAACATGGTTCCCCCAGTTCTTCCAGCACTCAGGCCGATGACGACTCCGCCATGAAAGTCAGCCCTAGGGTCGTAAGCCACTTCGATTCTGTCGAAATACTCAGGACCAAGTGCCTTCCTCCACTCGTCGGGGTTTTCAATCAGCGTGTGGAGTTTTACGACGGGGAGTTTATCGAACCTTCTGTAGATGTTTTCAGGGTCTACTGGGCCTACGCTTGGGAATACCGCCTTGTTGTAGGCGGAAAGTTCGGTGACAAAATTCGTAAGAGCGGAGCCAGCGTTACCTCTTGCCGATTTGCTGATTTTGAAAGGCAGGTAACCGCCTTCGTAAATGCAAAGATTGGCGATGCCAGAATAGACCTGTGCTGGTGTGATGGAAGGGTTGTCGTAGTTTTCTACGATTGGAGCATCTCCTAGGTCTTCCCTAGAAGGAGACGACTCTGCCACGTCCCTTTTGGATGAGTCCTTGTCCGCCGCCGCCTGTGCCTTCTCGATGGTCTTGAATACGCCTACGAGATTTCCGTACGGATTGAATACCTTAAACTTGGGCATTTCGCCCCTGATTTCATAGCCGCTTCCGTTGGTGTAGAATCTGCGTCCGTTCGCCAATTCCCTTTCGGTGAAATTGCCGAGCATCATGTTTCGACGCATCGGCTCGTAGCCTACGCCTTCCTTGTAGAACAGACCCATGACCTGACCGCTGAACGCCTCAGGGAAAATCTGAGACTGTCTTTGGATGTTCGCCAGAAGGTCGAATCTGAGGGAGTGAATCGGGTAGAGAGGGCCATCCCTGCCGCCAGCATAGCCTTCGGGGGCGTTGATGTAGGATTCGTCGTTACGCTTACGACCACCCCAAGTCTCATACATGATGTCTCTGACCCTTTCTGCCTTATCGCCAAATGCTGGCCTAAGCAGGTCTGCGGAAGTCTTTCTGGTGCTGGCGTCTCTGGAGTGGTTCTCAAACCACTCGACGAAAGTCTCTGAGAAATGTCCGAAGTCCTTGAACAGGGCCCTGACCTCTGGCTTGTTCCACTGATTCATCTTCCTCTTGTTCAGGACGCTGACGTCGTGAGCATGAATCGTGATGTGGGACTTGGGGGTCCTGAGCGGATTTCCAGCCTCGTCGAACTTACTGACAATGAGTTCGATGTTGAATGGGGCGAAATGTCTGTTCGTTACGGCAACCTGACGGCCTTTTAGTCTTTCGCCGAGGGCGGCTTCGACTATCTGCTGGCTGACGCCAAGGTATTGTCCGTAGTAAGTATTGAAAACAGGCTTGCCTGAGTCGATTTGCTTAAGGACTTCCACCATCGTGACGAGAGCCTGATACTCTTCCTTAGTGTAAGTGCCAGAATCCCTGATGGCTTCCCATGCCTGCTGGCTGAGGCTTGTGAGGCTTACTCTCCTGTTGCCACCCTTGGTGATGTCCCACTTGGGCTTAGCATCATCTGGAAGCGAGTCGAGGATGTTGGCAACCTCGTTGGAAGTCTGGGTAACGATTTCCTCTATCTCTTTCTTCGTCTTAATCTTACCGCCTTCAAAGAATCTGGTCTTTCCAGTCTGTCTGGACCAAGCCTCAGCCCTGTCTCCAGTAAGAGTGGTGATGTTTACGTCGCCATACTTGAGTGCCCTCTTCATCTGCTCGCCAACCCACTTATCCAGCATGGGGAAGGACAAATAAGTGCCGTCCTCCCAGAACATGTTTTCCAGAACAGTCGCACCACGCCTTCCGTCCATTCCGACCTCTTCGGCGTTCTTGAGTTTCTCTCTTACTAATACGCCAGCGGTTTCTAGGTCGGCTACAGTTCTCTGATTTCTAAGGGTGAACCAGTTTTCCATCGCACCCCTGATGAGCCCTAGGTCTTTGTTCCTGAGGAAGATGTCGGGTGCCTTTACGAGAAGACTGTTCGACTGGTTGTAGGCAAAAGTTTCCTGCATCAGTCTTTCGATGATGGGGAACTCCTCAAATAGCCTTAGCCTCATCACCCCAGAGTCAGTCTTGTACATTTCGAATGCCTCGTTGGGGTGGGCGGCTATGAACTCTCTGGCGGCATTGATGCTCTGCAATGCGTATTGGTAGTTTCCGAAGCCCTTTACGCTTTCGTTGTTAATTCTGACCAAGTCTGCTGGGCCAAGAAGCCAGTTCGGGTTGGCCTTATCCATTCCGAATCTGCGTTGGCTGTAGTGGGCAATCCAAAGTGCCAGAACCTTGTCTGGTGCAACGCCTCCGTCTTTCTTGAATCCAAGGAAGGACTTAAGTGCGTCTACGGCGGTGCCGTCGGTTTTCTGGAGTATGCTGTCCAAGAATACGTGGCCGTATTCATGAACCGCCGCTTCTGGGGTGGTGGCTACGCCCTTGTTTACCCACACTACGTCTCCCTTGGGGGTGTGAATCAACGCACCCTTGGAGGTCATTGCACCCGCTTCGAGTAATCCATTCTCAGCAAGTACTTTTGGCCCAAACTCACCCGCAAGTTCATTAAGGTCTGCAAATCTAAGTTGGGTCTGTGCGTTTACGTTCCAGCCCATCATGATTTGTGCTCTGACAGTAGCCGAAACTCTTTGGTTGCCTATGGAGTCAACCCTCTTGAGGAATTCACTTACATGATTGGCGTGGTCAGGCGATGACTTGGCGATGGCCTGAATCTGGTATGAATCGAAATTGTCTATGATGTACTTGTGTGCGACGCCCTGAGTGTGGACGTTGTGCAAGTGTCTTAGCGAGCCAGACAGTCCGCCCCAAGCGAATCCAACACCTACGCCGCCAGCGGCACCCTCGCCTCTTGCGTTGGCGTAACCTAAAAGACCCATGTAAGCGGCGTCGCCGACGGCTCTCTTCAGGGCAGGGAAGGCCATGGAGGCTGGCCATCCAACGACCACATTAGTGAACTTGGCAACCGCCTGAGCCTCTTTGCTCATGCTGATTCTGCCTCCGTTCAGTGCCAGCCTCTGGAGCATTCCAGCACCTAGGTGCTCGCTTTTAGGCTTAACGACGCCTTGGTAGGCATCAATCATCTCATTGCCCAATACGCCAGCATACTCAGCAATAGGCTTAAGGCCGAATGAGAAAAGAACGCTTCTGATTGGGCCAAGTTCAAGTCCCTCCTTTGTGAGCGTTGGGCCAGCCTCGGTCAGCAAGGTGGACGCACCATTCGCCACTTCGGGCGGGACATATCCAACCCTGTGCTCAAGGACGTCTGAACCTCTGGAGATTTTCTGCTGAATGTAAGCAATCGGGGTGCTTACGATTTCGCTACCAGCAACAAGCCCTTGTCCTGTGAGTTTCTGGGAAAGTTTGCCGAATTTTTCAGCCGTCGTGGAGAACCAATCCCTCGTCTGCAACGCTTCTTCGCCAGACACTGAATAGAGTTCGTCAATTCCTTTGTAGGCTCTTACAGAATCCTTAAGGCCCTGCCTAGCGAACCTAGACTTGATGAAGGGAATCGTATCAAGGCCGATGTAAGAAAGTGCATTGGCCAACTTGGGGTCTACGAGTTTCTTTGCGAACTCCTTGTAGTCATCGGGAACCCATTCGCTGAGGATGTCAGCCTTGCCCTCTTCGAGGTCATTGCTCCTATTGCCCCACCATCTTGCTTCGTTGAACTGGTCGATTCTGGACTCGATGCTACCATTGCCAGTAATCAGGTTTCTGAATCTGAAAAGAGGGGAGTCTGGGTCTTCGGACTGGGTCAGTAATCCAGCAAGGTCACGGGCGTCACGGAGAACCCCATCTACGACAGAGCCCACGATTCTTTGGGGTGCAAATTCACCATCTTTTCCGACGCCTACGTTTCTTGCAACGCCAGCGGCGATGTCGAACGGAACAGACGACACGATTCCAGCCATCTGCTTGATGGTTTCGAACGTGAACTTGTTTCTTCTCGAGTTTGCCTCTTCGAATCTAGCAAACAGGAGCCTTCCCTCTGCGGTGGTCTTGTCGAAAGACCTATCCCTGTTATCACGGATGAAATCGTAGATGTCATCGTTGGACATCTCGGCCTCACTGACCATGTCCGACTCAATGTTGGCATCTCTTGACGCCAAATGAGAGAAATCAAGGGTCTGCCCCCTGAATAACTGGTTAGCGGCCTTGTTGAGGATGTCTTCCTCGGCCTGATTGTCTTGGTTGGGGTTTTGCATTATCGACGTTCGACAGTGCCTCTAAGCATTGTTCTTCGCTTGGCTTGTTGTCTGGTGTCGATTAGGTCCATCCCGTTGCTCCCAGCAACCTCTTTCAACTTGGCGAAAACGCTTTCTCTGGCGTTGTCTAACAGCAACAATTCGTTGCCTCCAAGCCTAGAGAACATGGTGGAGGCTCTCTGAGGGACCATGCTCTCGGCGATGGCCATGTCATTATCCGAAACGTTGCCGCCCATGCCCTTCATGTCCTTCATGATGCTAAGGTAGTCCATCTTGATGTTGGACTCGATGGCTTTTGCGTTGGCGGCGTCCGCCGAGGGGTCCATCGAGCCGAGGTAGATGGGGTTGCGTCTGTAAATCTGCCTGAGTTGGTTGGCCATGGCATTGAATCTCTGGATTCTGGCGGTAAGTTGCCTAAACTCCTGAGCCCTAAGGTCGCCACCCTTAAAGGGGATGGTCTTGACGCCCATCTTACGGGCTAACTGGAAGGCAGACACCGAAGCCATGCCACCTTCTCCGTCGTCCACGGAATAGGAGCCCTTAGGCGAGAACATCATCTGAAAGGCGGACTTCCTTCCTTCGTCATCTACGTCTTCAAAATCGACAGATTCGCCAAGTTGGAACAAGGCTGGACCCTTGCTCTTCATGATGGACTCAACGGCACTGTAGTCGCCTATCCCAGCGTAGAACCTAGCGTCATTGATTCTGAAGTCGGCATTTGCCCCAGCCTGAGCGGTCTTCCTTTGCTCGGCGGCGTAAGCGGACCTTGCTTGGGTGTACTCCTTGGTGGGGTTAATGTAGTCAAGCGAACCAAAGCCCATGGCGACCCCGATTTCCTGCTCGGACTGGGGGGCACTAGGACCCTGATTGCCGAACATTTGCCCGACAGTAAGGCCTGCTTGGCCTTTTACGTCCCCAGCGTACTGGGAAAAATCTTCTCCTTCCATTATTTGGTTTCCTCGGTTTTGGGTTTCTTCTCTGCGTCCCTGTTGACCTTAGAAAGTGCCATGTTGTCGTAAGTCAGACCTTCAATTCCTTTTTTGGAGGTATCAATGTAAACCAGAGTAGTGAGAGGGTCATTGGTGAGTTTCGCACCCAAGGTCTTACTTTGCCCAGCACCACTGGCGACAATCATAGGAAGGTATCTGGAATCGCCGCCGTCGGGGGACTTGATTCCAGCGGTCCACGGCATGTTAGGCCCTCCGTCTCCAGAGATTTGCGGAGGAAAAAAGAACGGGGTTTTGCCCTCTCTTACCGCCTTAACGTATGCGTCGAAACGTTTGTTTGATTTGGGCTTCTTCCCCTGTCCCTCAAGTATTGCGGCCTCTCTTAGTAATTCCTCATTGTAGGCATGCTCTGTCTGGGCGAGGATGGAGTCGCCACCCATGGCCAGCAATTTTTCCCTGCCCCCAGCCTCTTTTTGTACCTTCGCAAGGGCCCTTAGGTAAATCTGCTGGTCGAGGCCTAGATTCATCAAGGTGGAGGCAGATTTGTTCATGGAAAGGTTTCCGTTCCAGTCGTTGCCCTGCCCTGCGATGGATGTGAGAATTGAATTCTTGCCTAGTTCTCTAAGGTTTTCTTCGGCGGCTTCGTCTTGAAGTTGCTTTAGGGTTTTCTTGCCAGTCATTTGTTCGATTCCAGTACGACCTTCGGCATTTGGTGCCATTTTAGCAACTTGATTGAGTGCATAGCCAAGGGCAATAGGAGCACCAAAAGATTTCAACCCTCTCGTACCAAAAAAATTGCCCTGCTTTTTTGGGTCCAATTCACCATACGCACCCCCAAGGATGCGAACAAAGTCAGAACGCTCGGGCTGTTCGAGCCATCTGTTGATGAAGTCGGGCCAGCCGCTCCTCTTTGCGATTTCCTCAAACTTGATAGATTCGCCCTTGCCGTGTTGAATCAATTCTTTCGGAGTAGGGGGGAGGTATTCAACTCCCTCCTGAGGCTTGGCTTTAACCCATTTCTTGCCCCAAGCCGTGTCAGACTTGTCCTTTTTGAATGCTTCAAGTGCAACGGGGTCTACCACAGACTCTGGGAGTTCGGTACCCAGAAGGGTTCCCTCCATGTCGCCCATCTTAAATTTAGTACCTTTGGGTGAGACAACGACAGAGCCGTCTGGCTTTCTTTCAAGAAGCACATTGCCTCCAAGTTCGTCCGCTTGCTCCTGAAGCCTTTTTTCGGTCTGAGCCATGATTTCCGCCTTGTTGCCAGAGACAGTTCCTAGGTGGCGTTTTTCACCGCCAAAGAGTGAAGACTCTCCAGTTTCGGAAACTGCCTCGCCGAAGATTCGGTACAACTTGTTGGTAATGTCTTTGCCTGCTTTTCTTGTGGCTTCGCTCATTTTATTTAGAAAGTGTAGTATGCTCCGTGTTCAAACGGGTCGCTTGGTGTGTATTTTGAGTTTAAGTCCTTTTGGCTTCTTCTTTTTGACTCTGGAAGTTCGCTCTTCAAAAGATTGTGCAACATCATCCCCTGTCTCACAGTTTTTTCGCTCGCATCTGGCCTTTTGGAGTTCTCAATGACCTGAAGTGCGGTTTCTGCGTCAAAGATGTCTGGGGAAACTTCCCCGCTAACTACCCTCCTAGCATCTGCGATAATTGAATCGGCGATGTTTCCGTATTCCTCGTTCTGTGAGAATCCAGAAACAGTTTTTGCCGCAAACTCACGCCTTCTGGCCCTGTTTTCCTTTGCAAACTTAGGGTCGAAGTCGTGGTACGTTGCAGGCATGGCGGCCTGAAGGCCTACTACGCCAGTTGCGGCGGCTGTTCCGATTGCCATGCCTTTTGGGCCTAGGGCGGAGCCAGTGCTGGCACCATGGGCGAGGGCCTTTACTGCGTCACCAGCCCTTCCGTAGGAGTTCATTGCGTTGAAGATTCTAGCCTTTAATTCGTCGTCTCCGTAGAATTCAGCGTCGGCTAAGTCTTGCTCAAATCTTTCCCTGTCTGTCAGGTTGTCGTACATGGCCTCTCCAGCAAGGTCGATTCCCGTGCCAGCAAGAGCACCGACAGTCATGTTCGCTATGGTGCCCCTGTTCTTAAGGAATCTTGAGTCTACCATGGATGTACCAAACCCGAATAATGATTTTGGGTCAGCCTTGGCCGCAACTCCCTTGCCCCACTTGGTGTAGTTCGTGACGTCGTTAAGCCTGTCTGCGGCGTAAACAGTCCAGTCTGCGGCAGGGGCGGCGTTATTGACTACATTGTCTAGCACCGAGGAATTTCTATTCCAAGTGAACTTGCCCGTTCCCTCTCCAGCGACCTGCTTGTTGACGCCCTCGTTAGCCATCCTGAAAGGGGGCATCTTGTAATTTTCAACGATTCCGCTGGCTATGGCCTTGGGGACTTCGGTAGCAATGACTCCTCCGACAGCCATGGCTTTATCATAGGCTTCGGAGTTCTTCAGGTTGTAGAAGCCAGTAATCATCCGAACATGCTCTTGACCCTAAATCCGCTTCCGAACTGCATAGGTCCAGAGGGGGCTGGCTTTTTCAGTAAGTTAGTGATGCTATTCAGTTCGTCTTCGTACTGAAAACGAAGAGGTCCAGCGATGTTCCTATGGTCGGCCTGAAATTGCATCAGCCCTGCGGAAGGGTCTGGCACGGAGCCGACTCTATCATCGTAATACCCTGAAGGAAGTCTGCTTGCTGGCTTCACTCCGCTCGGGAAGACCTCTCTCATTGGCTCTGCGTCCGTGGATGCTGGAATGGAGCCAGCAGGGGCGGCGGCGGCGGCAGGAGCGGCAGTCGGCTCTGAGCCCATGCCGAACATTTCCCACACTTCTTTTGAATAGTCTGCGTTTTCTGGATTCGAGAAATCTCCCTGTGGCTTGGTCTTGCCAGCCTCTTTGGCCTTGGCCGCACCCTCCGCCATTCTGACCAGCGTTTCTGGCTTTAGCAGGTCATCAATCGAAGCCAGAAGACCCTCCTGCTCGTCTGGGTCGGTTGTATTGTTTAAAGCCTCCTGAAGTTTTCTCAGGGAAGACTCTACCGATTTAAGGGTGTCAGGGTTAGTAATCTGGGGTCTTAATGCCTCAAACCTAGCCTGAACGCCAGCAATCCTGCCCTTGGTTTTAGAGGCGGCCTGCGTTCTTGCTTCTTTCTTATCGTCCAACCCGAGTGCCCTGCGTCTTTCAAACTCTTCCTTATCTCTGGCTTCCCTAGCCGCTTGGTCGTCAAGGGCCTTTCGGCGAAGTTCGGCGGCGTCGTCAAGGCGATGCTGTCTTGCGTCTGAGGTTCTCTTGTCTTGGTCTGCCAAACTGCGGTCATAGGCGGTCTTGTCGGCGGCGAGACGCTGTCCTAGTAAGTCTTGTTCTTTCTGCCTGTTAAGGACGCCTTCCTGAATAGCGGTCTTGTTTCTCATGGCCGATTCTTGGGCCTGCTGTCCGACCTGCATGGCCGTACGCATGGTCTGTCCAGCACCAGAAACGCCAGTAGTGAAGGCGGACTTGGTGAAGTCCAATTGTGCATCAAGCGTGGCATTCCTCTGCCCCAGTGCGTTCTGAAGCGTGTCTCTTTGAGACTGTCCTCCTAGGAAGTTGAATTGCATGTTAGTTAAGTCTGTGCGGCGGCGGCTTTTTGTCCGAATGCACCCATGACGATGGAGGCACCCTCCCAGTCATAGGCTCTCTGGTTCGCAATGTCCCAGCCCTGCTGGACGCCACCTGCGGAAGCAATGGTCTGCCTGATTTGCTGGTCACGGATTTCTCCAGCGTTCTTGGCTTCGACAGCGGAGGCATGCGAATCGGAGATAAGCGGAGACTCGAATGGAACCACGATTGGGATTCCCTGAGCGGATACTAGGGCCTTGTCGGCGGCGTCTACCAGTTGTTGCACGGAGAGGGAGTTGGCAAGATAGGTCGTATTCTGACCGCCGCCGCTCGCCGCACTCAGGCCTAAAACGTACTGGTTGTTGCTGTCCTGATTGACGAGTTTTGCCGAGTAATACCCGAAGATTGAGTTAGCCGCAGTCAAAGCCCTAGAAGTCAGGTGAGTCGTTACCTTTGCGTCTGCTTCGGCAAATTCTTCTGCGTTGGCGTTGTATGCCTCGATAGTCTGGGCGATTTCGAATCTCGGATTGCGTCCCCAGAAGGTGTATCCCTCTGGGGCGGCATACACTGACTGAGACAATGCGAGTTGTGCTTCTGCGAGAGTGGCAAAGCATAGCGGCCAGCCAGAACCACTACTGGACGTAACGTTGTAGGGAGGCGTCTTACTAGGAACCCAGACTTGCCCCCAAGAACCTCTCCAAATCTGGAATTTCGCACCAGCAACCCAACTCACACCAGCGGGGTAAGTGTCTGTCGTTGTGATGGTTGGGGGGTTCGTAGAATGGTCAATCGTCGTATGCAGGTTCTTCATCTCTTGGATGTAGAACCCAGCACCGACACCCTGAAGGTCCATGGAATGGACCGATACGTACGACTGATTAGGGTACGGAGGGTACGAGTAAGGATTTGGGTCAGGATTGGGCATCAGAACGACGAGAAAATGGATTTACCGACAATTGAGGCCTCCAAACCTATGCTGTAGATGCAGGGCCTACCAGATTTAACAACGATTTCCAACTTGCCGCTCATCGACTTTTTGTTGGTCAAAGCACGTCTAACAGCGGTTCCTAGGTTGGCGGAGAACTTATCCATGAGCCACTTCCCGTCTGGATTTACGGAAATGAAGTTCATTTCTACTTCGGCATGGCCTTTTGTGTCTAGCGACAGGAAGCAATCGTCATACTTCTTTTCTGAGTGGGACTGGAACATGTAACTACGGCTACGGATTTTCGCAACTATGGCCGAGCCATTGTCCGTGCTACCTTCATTAAGCAGGTAGATTCGTCCCATTCCGTAGTTCACACCCCAGAGTCTCATCTTCCCGTTCTTTCTTGCAGACATGACGGCGTCTATTGACTGCGGGTAAACGTAGATAGACTCAATAGGGTTCTTATTGGTGAGGTTCAGAGTCAAGACGACAGTCCTGTTGTACGGGGCGAGCAACGGAAGGGTGAAGTAGCAACGACCCTGACATGAAGCCGCAGTAATCTGACCGAGTTTAGTCGGGTCAATCAGGTCAATGATGTCCTGAATCAGGAACGTAATCGGCGAAGAACCATCTTGGTACTCATTCCTGCCTCCAGAGTACTTTACGACCTTGATGCCGTCCGTGTCCATGAACAGCACTTGAGGACCCATTCGGCAAATTCCGTCTTTTGCGGCCAATCCGTCTTGGGATGCAATCTTCTGAATCTGGTGGAACACCTGAGGATTCGGCAATCTGTTGACGTTTGCCTGTCTGCCTAGTCCAGCCGCAACGGAGTAAATGCTCCTTTTGCCAAAAACCAGCATGGCGTTCATGTCTGGCTCGATTGCCTGAATCGAGTCGTACGTCCCCTGAACCAGATAAGCCGAATCTGGCTCGTACGGCTGGCTTCCAGAGTAGAGTGAGAACTTAAGTTTATCCCCTTTTGCCGTAACCAGCCGCTCGACGATGTTTGCCCCAGCGACGAAGTCCGTATCTGCCGTCTCCATGGTCAGTGCGTCCTGATACCCCTGACCACGGGCTTTTTGCTTAGCCGCCAGATTGACCGAAGTGAACACGCCAGTGTCGCAGTTGAATCTTTGGTTGGCTCCCCAGAGCAGAATGCTATCACCACTGGTGGATGAGGCGGCACAGGCGTATTCAATGGCCGCACCAGCGGTTCCAGCAAGGACGCTACCAAGCCTAGGCATGGCAACCCCCTCATTGAACTCCATGTTCTCGGAGTACTCAAGCATGCCAGACTCTGGCGAGAAGGAGGCACTGTTCGGAAAGGATGCGAATCCTTCGAATCTTAGGTCGCCGTCGGGTTTAATTTCTCTAGGCATAGTTAGGGGTTAGGCTGGCAACTGGTTCCATCCCAGTAGTATCCCTCGCCGCAATCGGGAGGGGTGTCAGGGACGCAACCAGCCCCATCCCAGTGATATCCTTCATCGCAAACACAACTGCCGACTTCGGGGTCGTAGTGTGAGTTTTCCCCGCACGGAGGGACGCATCCAGACCCATTCCAGATTAACCCATTAGGGCATTCGCAAGAGGTGCCGTTCCACACTCTCCCTCCAGTGCATTCTGGCGGCGGCGGTGGCGGGGGAGGAGGTGGTTGCGGGTTGGCACCCTCTCTCCTTGTGCGTGGGATGATGAACCCGCTTGAGGTGTGTGTGGCTCGGTCAGAAACCCTGATTGTATTGTACCTTCTAAGGGCCATTATTATGATTGAGTGTAGTAGCCGCCTACCCCATCAGAGTAGTAGTAGGTGTAGTAGGTGTTCCACTCGTCACTGTAACTGGAAGAGGTAAAGTAGTGTCCGTATGCTGCGTACGTGCGTGAGGACTCCCAGTAAGTGCCCCCCGCACCATCGTAATACTCCGTTAAGATAGTGGAGCCATTTTCGTGACTGCTTGTGTTACCATAAGGCAAACTCAGTACAATGTATTCCGTCTGGCTTGAAAAATTTCCCGTAGGCATGCCAGCGTTGCTGTAGTAGTACCCGCCATTCCCGTTGTGGAAGTATGGCTGTCCGCTTGCAACCCTAGTTCCGCTAGGGGTGTACGTTCCGTGTGCTGGGTAGGAACGCAGGGATAAATTCTGCTGGTACAACTCAATGTCGTAAATCCAGCCGCCGCTCTGGTATTGCGTATCAATTTCAGTAACATACACGTAGGTCGTCACATTCTTTGAGCCCACAACAGTGCCATCTGCGAACCATGATGGGCTTTGTTCTTGAGTGGTGTACCCGCCACTCCCGTTGTGGTAGTAATTTACTGATTTTGTGCCCGACTGGTATTGGGTTCCTTCGAAGGACAAGTAATGAGGAACGCCGTGCTCAACGTGGAAATAAGACGTTGTGTCTGCGGCGGTGTAAGTCGAACTTCCAGTGACTACGTAGCCGCCAGCCCCGTCATGAACGTATTGTGAATACGAAGTCCCGTTCATGTACGTGCTACTCCCTATGCTTATGTACAGGTTGGTTGATTGAGTGGAACTAGGTAGGGTGCCCCCACTCAGGTAGACTGGGTTGCTTGCCGTCGTCCAATCGTAGTATTCGCCGCCGATACCATCCGCTTTTACTGGGACAGTCCAAGTCTGGTTAGGCTCCTGAAGAGGGTTGTTATCTGAACTTGTGTAGGAAACAAACAAGCCCCCTTCTGCGATAGGGCGTACCAGTGACTCATTACGGATGAAGGTTCCAGCCGCAGGCACTGACGGGCCTTCGGATGTCCCGTTCAGGGTGGCTTCGTTATCCCGAGGGCCACCCAGTCGCATGTCCCCCTTGAAAGGCATTACTGTGCGTAATGGTAGACGTATCCTTCGCCGTCAGCCCAGACTTCACCATTGTAGCCGTTCAGTTCGAACGAGCCGCCGTCATGCTTGTTGGCATTCTTTTCATGCGAAAGCACGATAGGGGAGCCAGCACCATCAGGCTGGAGGTAGAAGTTGAGGAGGGCCGTGGAGGAAGAGTTGACGATTCCGAAGACACGCCTGTTTCTGACGGCGTCGAGCACCTTAATCTTGGTACCGACGCTATTGAAGACAGTCACATCGACGTTGGGGATGTTCTGGGGCTGATTGATATGAGACATTTTAGTAGTTTCTGAAATTGATACGCCTTACTTGGCCCTGTTGCCTGAGGACTTGGTCGAGGGCTTGGTCGAGGGCCGTCTGGGCGTCCGCTTCTGCCGCTGTCGCAAGTTCCGTTTGGCCTTGCGAACGCTGATAGTCAGCGTGGACCCCGTGGATAAGGTAGGAACCGAAAAGTCTGGGGACTTGGACGATTTGCCAAGACCCGAGAGTAGGGATTGAACCAGTTCCAGAAGGCGTTTCACCAGTGTATTCATAGAAATTGCCCAGTACTGGGCTTCCACTTACAGGTACAAGGGAACTGGTGCCACTGCCAGCATCAAAATAGACCTGAGAGCCTTTCTTGTAGGACACGGCGGTGTCCCAAGGCTCGCCGAACAACTTCGGGGCGTCGCTTCTGTACTCAACCCAGACGTTCTGGTCTGCGTTGTTCATCAAAAAGCAGTCGCTTCCATTCAGAACGAAGTCCTTTTCAATGGAATTGTGTGCAAGGGGGTCCTTTGTCCACACGGCAAGCACCTGACCGACGTCCGAGGGCAGGATGACCTTGTTGCGTTCGCTGACAATGCCAGTCGGGCACTGCTGAAACTTCTTGAGTTCAGGCCATTCATGCTGTTCCCAGACAGTCTGCATGCGTCTGGAGGCAAAATCCCTGACAGTAGCGAACCTGTCGGTAGTCGTCAGGTTCCTATCCAACCCGCAAAGTTGCAGGGCGGTATGAAGGATTTCGCTGAAGTTGATGGTACGCATTAAATTGACCTACCGAACTGGTCGAACAGGCCTTTTGTGCCGTTCACCAGCAGAGTGGTGTTCTCCGCTTTGGAGTTTACCTTACACTCGGGGTTGTCTCTAAGGAATCCTTTGACGAAATCCTTATCTCTCCAGCATTCGTATCCGAGACGCTGGCCCCAGTAGTGGTAGGAGTCCACTGGGATTCGCATGGATAACTGCCCCAAGCCATCTACGTGCTTGTGGAGTTGCTGGTTCAACTGCCCAATCAGTTTCTTCTGTGCATGGGCCTGCACTTTACGGAGTTCCCACCCCGTCCGAAACTCCTCAAGCATAGGCCTAAGAAGGTCGGACGGGATGGTTTCATGGATGGGTTGAATTCCAGCCATGCTCCGCTCTGCTTACGAAAGCAGACCGCCGTTGGAGTTAGCCGCCTTGTAGTCCAGCATGCCGAACGTCAGGGGCGACTGGACGACCAGAGCCGCCATCGCTTCCATCATTCTGCGGGGACCACCGCCGTTTTCGGTCAGTTCACGAACCTGAGCGATGTTACCGCCGTAGCGGATTTCAAGCATGTCCCACGGGATGATGAAGCCCTTGGTTTTAGCGTTGTTGGCGTGGAGGTTGACGTAAACCTTGGCTTCGGCCTCGGTGGCGAAACGAGCAGGGACGGCGTTAGCGGTGCCAACGGCGACTCTTTCGTACTTATTGGTGGTGGCGTCCTTGAGCCAGACGAGGTTGCCAGCGGCGGTGACGCCATCATAGACGGCATAACGACCAGTGGAGGTGTAGGAGTTGCCAGTAGAGCCAGCACCAGTGTCTTCGATGCGGTAGGGGTTGACACCCGCATGGAGGAACTGGGTAGGGATAAGGGCCAACTTACCGAAGTCGCCCTCGAAGTAGTCAACCGACACCTTGATGGAGTCAGAGTTGGCATCACGCTGATTCTGGATGCGGGAGGTCAGCGAAGGCTCGGTCTTGGTGTAGACGAGGTTCGTGAACTGACGCTTCAGGGCGGTGCCGACGACGGCTTCGTGGTTCTTGAACTGGCCAGTCTGCTCATAGACCGAGGTCATGAGGTCCTGAACAGTGTTTTCGCCGAGTTGGTCAACGCTTTCGCCAGTGCCTACGATAGACGAGGACGGGGTGCGGAAGTTTTCGCCGACGGGGCGGATGGACTGGTTCTGGGAGCCGTACTTGGCCTGAACGTTGGTGGAAGCACCCAGCAGGTCGTTCTTAATCCAAGCCGTGAGACAGCGAGTGCGATACGGGGTCGCACCATCGTCGATGGCGGGGAGGATGTCAGAAGTGAAGGTCATTTCCATCGAACGCTTGAGGTCGATGGTGGCCTTGGACAACTGGCGGCTGAGTTCGTCCTTAACACCAGCGATGTTGAGGATGTCCTGCGTCAGGTTGGACACGTGGACGGCTCTGCGGAACATGTGGATGTTGTTTTCCACTTCTTCTCTGTAGCCGAGGGTGTACTGCTTGAAGGCAGGGTTGGTGGCGGGGGAGGTGGGGTCAACGTCAGCACCATCGAGAACGCCGAGTTCGATGGAGGGGTCGGGGTGGCGGTCAACCTGCCATCTGAACGTCGTATTTCCGGGTTTAGAACCACGCTTAGCCATCGAGGTG